AGAGTGCTACAACAAGTACTTCAACCCCAAACACTGCAATCTTTACACTTACATTTGACCAGCCTCTCAAGCTTTCATCTGATATTAGCACTTCTGCTGTAAATCGTTACTGGGAATACTTCAACCAGGTTGATGTTGCACCAGGTAGATCTACATATGTTGCAGTAAATGGTAATACAGCACTTCAACTTAACAATACAACTATTCAGAATGATGAAATTCACGTAGTTGTAGTAGATGAGGAAGGTCGTTTCACTGGTAGTCCAGGTTCTATTCTTGAAGTTTATAAAGCACTTTCAAGAGCTACTGATTCCAAGCTTTCCGACGGAACAACAAACTACTTTAAGAATGTAATTAATTCAGATTCTAACTATGTTTGGGTTGGCTCTGATCGTACTGGTTCAGAATCAAATACTTCACTAAATATTGCTACATCCACAAACGTAACACCACTTACACTATCATTTAGTGGCGCCGGTTTGGATAGAGATTATGGTGAAACAACAATCTCATTTGGTGATATTGCAAGAGCATATGATCTATTTACTTCACCTGACGATGTTGATGTATCTCTTATCATGACCGGACCTGCTAGAGGTGGTATTTTAGGAACACAATCTCCTAACTATCTTATTGATAATCTTGCCGAGGTTCGTAAAGACTGTGTTGTATTCGTTTCACCACCAAGCACAGCAGTTGTTAATCAGACACAACCAGTAGAACAGATTCTATCATTCAGAACTAATCTAAGAAGTTCATCATATGCCGTTGTAGACTCAGGTTACAAGTATATGTACGACAAGTACAATGACGTTTACCGTTACATTCCGCTTAATGGTGATGTTGCTGGTCTTTGTGCAAGAACAGATAAAACTCGTGATCCTTGGTTCTCACCAGCGGGTACAACTCGCGGTGCTATCAAGAATGTAATTAAGCTTGCATTCAATCCAAATCTTGCTCAGCGTGATCAACTTTATAAGAATGGTATCAACCCAGTTGTTAATCTATCTGGTCAGGGACCAATTCTATATGGTGATAAGACACTTCTAGATAAACCATCAGCATTTGACAGAATCAACGTTCGCCGTCTATTCATTGTTCTTGAAAAAGCAATTGCAAATGCTTCTAAGGCGCTTCTATTCGAGTTCAATGACGAATTTACTCGTGCTCAATTCCGCAATTTGATTGAACCTTATCTAAGAGATGTTCAGGGTCGTCGTGGTATTTATGACTTTAAGGTTGTCTGTGATGAAACAAACAATACATCACAGGTAATTGATAGTAATAGATTTGTTGGTGATATCTATATTAAGCCTGCTAGATCAATTAACTACATTCAGCTTAACTTTGTGGCTGTACGTAGTGGGGTTGAGTTCTCAGAGATTGTAAGCTAATCAGAATAAATAAAGACAAGGAGAACAAACATGGCATTTGCAGTCAATGATATTAGAGCTCATCTACAACTTGGTGGTGCTCGCCCTACACTATTCCAAGTAAGACTTACAAGTAATTTTACATCAGATTTAGCTAATATCGCATCCTTCATGATCCAGGCGAGCTCTTTGCCTGGATCAACTATCCCACCAATCGAGGTTGGTTACTGGGGACGTAAAATTAAAGTTGCTGGCGACCGTACATTTGATGATTGGTCAGTTCAGGTAATGAATGATGAAGATTTTAAGGTTCGTCATGCATTAGAACTATGGCACAATAAAATCAATTCACTGGGCGGTAATAGAAATACAACCGGAAGTGCTTCACCAAGTAACTATAAGTTCCAGGCTGAAGTATCTCAATATTCCAAAACTGGTGATATTGTTAGAACATATACTTTCTACGGTCTATTTCCAACTCAGATCTCTCCAATCGAATTGAGCTGGGATTCAACCAATACCATTGAAACATTCCAGGTTAATTTTGCATATGATTGGTTCGAAGTTACTGCACCAGGTAATACAGGTACATTAAGTTAATTTAGTTTAAATGAAGTGGTGATCTTATAATGGAACTTTTTGGTTTTGAACTTAAACGAAAGAATCCCGAACCCATCTCATTCGCTCCAAAGGCGAGTGATGATGGGGCGGTTATTGTTGCGGAAGGTGGTGTTTACGGTACTTATGTAGATTTAGACGGTTCTATTAGAACTGAAGCTGAATTAGTTAATAAGTACCGTGAAATGTCATATCATCCAGAAATTGACAGAGCTGTAGATGATATTGTAAATGAAGTTATTACTCAGGAACCAGAAACAGAACCAGTTGAATTGATTCTTGATGATACTGAGCTATCAGACCGAATTAAGAAACTGTTTGTAGATGAATTTAGAAATGTTCTAAAACTTCTTGAATTTAATGCTCAAGGATATGAAATCTTCAAGCGCTGGTATGTAGATGGTAGATTATATTACCATGCTATTCTAGATGAAAAACAACCTAGAGCTGGTATTATTGAACTTCGTTATATTGACCCACGAAAGATTCGTAAGGTCAGAGAAGTAAAGCGTAAAAAGCTAGTAGATAATATTCCTACTAATCAGACTAGTAAAGAATATTATATCTTTAATGATAAAGGCTTTGCTAAAACTTCTGGTAACGTATCGTCGATCCCCAATAATAGTATTGGTGGTGTCAAGATTGCTAAAGACTCGATCATTCATAATACGTCGGGACTTACATCAATCAATGGTGACCTAGTACAATCGTACCTTCACAAAGCTATTAAACCTCTCAACCAGCTTCGTTCTATGGAAGATTCGCTGGTCATTTATCGTATCAGTCGTGCACCAGAACGCCGTATTTTCTACATCGACGTTGGTAATCTACCAAAGATGAAAGCGGAACAATACCTCCGTGATCAGATGACTCGCTTTAAAAACAAGCTTGTTTATGATTCCGCAACTGGTGAAGTTCGAGATGACCGCAAGTTTATGACTATGCTTGAGGACTTCTGGCTTCCACGCCGTGAAGGTAGAGGAACAGAAATCACTACTCTACCAGGCGGTCAGAATCTAGGTCAGATTGATGACATTGTATACTTCCAGAAGAAACTATATCAAGCATTAAATGTTCCTGTTTCAAGACTTGACACTGAAACACAATTTGGCTTCGGTAGATCAAACGAAATTACTAGAGACGAAGTTAAGTTTGCTAAATTTGTCAATAGACTACGCAATCGGTTTGCTGCTCTATTTACAAAAATCCTCGAAAAGCAATTAGTACTCAAAGGTATTATCACATATGAGGAATGGGAACAACTTAAGAATCAGATCCGTTATAAATTCTCTCAAGATAATTACTTTGCCGAACTTAAGGAAACAGAAATCCTTAGAGATCGCATTGTAATGCTTAGAGATATTGATGATTATGCTGGAAAGTATTATTCAAATGAGTGGATCCGCCGCCATGTTCTTCGTCAGACCGATGAGGAAATGGAAGAGATTGATGCACAGATCAAAGAAGAAGCTAATAATCCACAGTATACACCTCCAGCTCCACAAGCTCCAACACAACCTGAAGAACAACAACCTGTAGGTTCTCAGGAAACAATTGGTGCTCAAGGTCAAGAATAAAATTTAATAAATAGAATATCAGATAAAAGGAATAAGTTATGCCAGATACAACTGATTTGCTCGGTTTAGCCATTGATAAGAATCCTGTAGATTTTGCTAGTGCATTTGACGCTATTCTACGAGATAAGGCTATTACTGCTCTAGAGAATAAGAAGATTGAACTTGCTCAGAGCATTTATGGTGATCCAGAAGACACCGACGACACAGTAGATATTGATGATGTTGATTTTGATGACGACGATCTTGACGATTTAGACTTAGATCTCGATGACCTAGATCTTGATGATTTGGACTTAGGCTCAGACGAAGGTGAGGGTGCAGATGAAGACGCTTAAAGAACTTTTCGAGGTCTACAGACCTAAAGCTAAAGGCGAACAAGATTTCGTCGACAAACATGTAGTCATTAAACACAAAGATCGTAACGGTAACGGCGATGATGTGTTTAATGGTAACACTAAACCAGTTAATCGTAAGAAAGAACGCCACGGTTATGATGCCGGTGCTGATGAGAAGGTTTATGAAGAGACTGAAGAGCTTGATGAAGTACTAGATAGCTATGAAAAGCGCATCAAGTATATAAAGAAGAGTGGCTCTAGCTTTGATAAAGGCGATGAAAATACTAAAAGAAAAAGATATTCTGGTGGTAAACTTTTAGCCAGAAATCAAATGGCTAAAGAAGAAGTAGAAGATCTTGATGAAGGCAAAATTGATCCTGCAAAATCAGCTAAAATTTTAGCCGATTATGGTATTGGTTCTGATGACATAAAAAAGAATAAAGATGGAACTCATAGATTCTATAGAGGTTTCTTCTATAGATCAGGTTCATCGTCTGCTGGTCATGCTAAAAATGTATCAAAGGGTCTAGATTCTTATGGAATTAAACATGACGTAGTTGATCATGGGACTCAGGACTATAAGCCATTTAAGGGTGGTGCATCAGTTAGAACTCAAAACCATCACTGGGTAGATGTAAAAATTCATCCTGGTCAGAAGGTTGATCTAGACAATGATTATAAGTCGGTTAAAGAAGATATTGATCTCGATGAAGCTGTAAGTATTTCACACGATCGTTATCTTCGTAGCCATGGAAAGAAAGCTTCTGGCTCCGGTGCATGGATCTTTACTCATAAGAAGAATGGTAACATTGATCTCAATGATGATAAAGTTTCACACATTGGTAAGGGTAAGTTTAGCGATGCCGCTAAAACTGCTAAAGCTTGGGCTAAGAAGCACGGTCACACAACAGTTTATGTCGCTGAAGAACATGCCGATGAAATGCTACGTAACTCTATCCTTGAAATGGCAGAACTTGAAGGTGAAGATCTCACCGAAGAGAATCTTGATACTCTAGTTGAAGCATTACTCGCCGAGATCTCTAAGGATTTAGCTGCTCGTTATGCCGATAGAGCATCAGGTAGTTTCCAGTATGCTGCTGGAAAACGTTCTAATGATAGATTCTATGATGCCCGCGGCAAGGATATGAAGGATGTTATGGGTAATCCTAAGTTCTCAAAGAGAAGTCCGGAAGCAATGGCTGCTGATGATAAGACAATTCAAAAGAGATTGTCAGGTTTACAGAAAGCGCATAAGACATTAGCTAAAGAAGAAGTAGAAGAGCTTGATGAGCTTTCAAGTGGTACTCTGAAGTCTTATATGAAAAAATCAATACACTCTTCTGCTGCGGCTTGGAGAGATGCTGATGGGAATGTTTTAAATAGACTACCTAAAGATGCCTCAAAGACAATAAGTAAAAGATATAAGGGTCAAAGCTCGGCAGAAAGAAAACTTGCTAAAGAAGAAACTGAAGAGCTTGAAGAGCTTTCAAGTGGTACTCTTTCAAGTTATGCAGATAAAGCTAGACCACAATCTTATGTATCAAGCGGCAACCCTATAAAGAAGCGCTTCAATCGAATTGATGGTGGTGTGCTAGCACATGCTAAAATGAAGAATGACAAAGTACGTGTTCCTGCTAACGAAGGTGTAGAAGATCTTGATGAACTTTCAAAGGGTACACTAAGTTCATATGTGATTAAAGCCACACATCCAAGCCTTGAAAATAGTATTTCTAATCTTGCATCAAAAGGCGGATTTAAAAATGCTTCAACGTCAGCTGGTAGTGACGATGATAAAGACCCAAATAAAAATGGTGAAAAAGAAGATTCAAAGGCTGCAAAACGTTCATATGGTGTAATCCGCGCAGTAAGTAAACTTACCAAGGAAGATGTGATTAATCGTACTATTGAAAAATATATTGTTAGTGAAGCAGAACTTCCAACTCCAACCGACCGTCTACTTTCAAAACTTGATGGTCTTTCCGAAGCTCATAT